AATGATAAATAACTGGGACAGCCCAGTAGTAGTGAGTTAATGGCTAAATTATTTGGTTTTAAAATAGAGAAAGACGACGAAAATGCAAAAAGCGTCGTCTCTCCTGTTCCTCAGAATCAGGAGGATTCATCGGACTATTACGTTTCGAGTGGGTTTTATGGCCAGTATGTAGATATAGATGGTGTATTTAAGTCTGAGTTTGAGTTAATAAAAAGATATAGAGAGATGGCATTACATCCAGAAGTGGATTCTGCCATTGAAGATATAATAAACGAAGCAATAGTTTCGGATCAGAATGATTCTCCTGTCGAAATCGATTTGGAGAATCTTCCAGCATCTGCGAAGCTTAAAGAATTAATTAGAGAAGAGTTTAAATCAATAAAAGAAATCATGAACTTCGATGAGAAGTGTCATGAGATATTAAGGAATTGGTATATTGATGGTAGAATTTTTTACCATAAAGTAATAGACGTAAAAAGACCAGAGGAAGGTCTTAAAGAAGTTAGATATATTGACCCACTTAAAATTAAGTTAGTAAGAAAATTAAAAACAGATCCTACTTTAAAGGGTGCCATATCACAGATCAACGCAAGACAGCCAACAGATATAGAGAGTCCTGAGATAGAAGAGTATTATCAGTATGACCCTAGCGCAACTAATAGTAAAAATGCTCTAGGTGCTATTGGTCAAACTCCTTTCTCTACTAAACAGAGACCAGTAAAGATTGCACCAGATGCCATCACATTCTGCCACTCAGGTTTAGTTGATAGAAACAAACAAACTATTCTTTCTTACTTACATAAGTCAATCAAGGCACTCAATCAACTTAGAATGATTGAAGATAGTCTTGTTATATACAGACTTTCTCGTGCTCCAGAAAGAAGAATATTCTATATTGATGTCGGTAACTTACCGAAGATCAAAGCGGAACAATACCTTAAAGAGGTGATGAACCGTTATAGAAACAAATTAGTATACAACGCATCAACAGGAGAAATTAGAGATGATAGAAAACACATGTCCATGCTCGAAGACTTCTGGCTACCAAGACGAGAAGGTGGCAGAGGCACTGAGATCACTACGTTGCCAGGTGGACAGAATCTTGGAGAACTTAGCGACATCGAGTACTTCCAAAAGAAATTATACCGTTCGTTAGGAGTTCCAGAGTCTCGTATTGCTGGATCAGGTGACGGATTTAACTTAGGTAGATCATCTGAAATACTAAGAGATGAGATAAAATTCACTAAGTTTGTTGGCAGAATGAGAAAGAGATTCTCACAACTGTTCAACGATATGTTGAAGACTCAGTTAATTCTAAAAAATATTGTCACACCAGAAGATTGGGAAGTATTATCCGATCATATTCAATATGATTACATCTATGATAATCATTTTGCAGAATTAAAAGAAGCTGAACTGATGAATGAGAGATTAGGAGTTGTTGCTGCTATCGATCCTTACGTTGGAAAGTATTACTCTGCTGATTATGTAAGAAGACATATTCTAAAACAGAAGGATGAAGAGATTATAGAAATAGACAAACAGATGGATAAAGAAATAAAAGCTGGTATCATTGCAGATCCAATGGAAATACAACAGTTAGAAATGGGTGTTCACCCAGAGCAACTTCCAGGCGGGGCAATGAATCCTGACCCTATGGGTATGGGAGCTCCAGTTGAAGGGGAGATTGATGGTAGTGCCACAGAGGCGCCAGAAATGCCCAAAGGTGGAGAAATATAAATATTAAGTAATCCTATTCTATATTAACCGTTATGGATAATGATTTAATTGACATGATTGCAGCTAATGATGCTCAGGCTGATGTGCATGATAAGATCAAAGAGATCCTTTATGCTAAGTCACAAGAGAACATTAATACTGTAACACCAGCTGTTACTGCTGACATGTTTGGTGGGCCTAATCCCTACCTAAATGAACCAGAAACAGAGGTTGCGGATGAACCAGAAGCAGAAGCTGATGGTACACCTAGTTCCGTTGAGGATACAGCGGAAGTTGAAGCACCTACTGCTGAAGTAGATGCACCTGATGATGAGGAAGTAGAAAAACCTGAGGCTTAACATGAAACTCATTACAGAAGAAATCGAAACCGCCAAGGTTCTTATCGAAGAAAAAGACGGTAAGAAAAATATGTTTATTGAGGGAATCTTTTTACAAGGAAACCTTAAGAACAGGAATGGTCGTTTTTATCCTGTAGAGACTCTTGAGAAAGAGGTCAACAGATATAACGAAGCATTTGTTGGTAAGGGTCGTGCTCTTGGTGAGTTAGGACACCCCGAAGGCCCCACGGTTAATCTTGACAGAGTTTCTCACAAGATTGTAGACCTCCACAAAGAGGGAACTAATTTTGTAGGTAAAGCACAAATCCTCAATACACCAATGGGTAAAATTGCACAATCATTATTAGATGATGGTGTAACTCTTGGAGTATCATCAAGAGGTATGGGAAGTTTGAAGGACACCAGCGAAGGGTATAAAGTTGTTGGTGAAGACTTCATGCTTGCAACTGCAGCTGATATAGTTGCAGATCCTTCTGCCCCTGACGCTTTCGTCAATGGGATTATGGAGGGAGTTGATTGGATCTGGGAAGCTGGAATCTTAAAGGCAAAACAATCTGTAGTTAAAGTTGTAGAAGAAAAAACTATGACTCACCCTGCACTTGCAGTTGCTGAACCTGAGAAGGTAGTAGAGGCCACTATTGAGAAGAACCAAAAAACTATAAATAAATTAGTAGATCAAGGTCAACTTGACGAGAAGAAGTTGGAAATCTTCCAAAACTTCTTATCAAATCTTTGATTTAATAAATAAACATAGATTATACGATATCTAACACGTTTTTAGACGGAGAGTTCAAAATGTCTCGTGGAGATTTACAAGAAATGGAAGTAAAGACACAGCAATCCAAAACGGCTGTAAACAGTGGTGCTGCAAAGGGAGATCCTATGCCAACCACACCAAATTACGTTCCTGATGGTCAAGGTGCTGTTGAAGATCTTGGTGGCCCTACACCTGAGAACTCAAAGCCTGATGACAACAGTAACATGCTTAAGACACCAACTGGTACTATTAAGCAAGTTAAAGATGTGATTACAAAGAACGCTGGAAAAGCTGATCCTATGCCTACTGCACCAAAATATGCCGAAGAGGCAGAAGCTGACGAATCTCAAGAGGTTGTCGCTGAAGAAGAATCAACTGAAACAGAAACAGAAGCAGTCGATTTAAACGCCGCCATTGAAGAAGATGTTAACGCACTTCTATCTGGTGAGGATTTATCCGAAGAGTTTAAAGAGAAAGCTAAGACAATCTTTGAAGCATCTATCAATGCTAAGATCACAGATATCGAGAATCAGTTAAACGAAGAGTACAACAAAAAACTCACAGAAGAAGTTGAATCTATTAAGGTTGAACTTACTGAGAGAACTGATGCGTACCTCGAATATGTCGCCGATGAATGGATGAAAGAGAATGCTCTCGCAGTCGAAAGAGGAATCAAGACTGAGATGACAGAATCATTCATGGAAGGCATGAAAAAGCTTTTTGAAGAACATTATGTAACCCTACCTGAAGATAAATATGATGTCCTAGAAAACATGGTGGACAAACTAGATGAAATGGAAAGTAAGCTCAACGAGCAGATAGAAAAGAACGTTGCACTCAATAAGAGACTTAGTGAGTCAACTGCCCAGACTATCATTAACAATGTTGCTGAAGGACTTGCAACTTCTCAGAAAGAGAAATTACAAAGTTTAGCAGAAGGTGTTGAGTTTGAAAGTGAAGAATCCTATCGTGGTAAATTAGAGACCCTTAAAGAATCATACTTTAAAGGTGGAAAGACCACTACCACAACGTCCGCTCCTCAAGAACTAAAAGAAGAAGCAGAACACATTGAGCCAGCTACTGGTGCAATGGCCGCTTATCTTGACGCACTTGGACGTATGAAATAGGAACTCGTTAATTTTTAACAAACAACCCTTACAAAACGATGCAACAAAACATCAATTATCAACAGCTCACTGAAAAGTGGGCGCCGCTTCTAGACCACG